ATAAATCCTTGGAAGCCTTGAAATCCAGTTCCACCTCCACTTCCAGGACCTTGAAATCCTTGACTACCACTACCACCTCCACTTCCAGGACCTTGAAATCCTTGATATCCATATCCACCTCCTCCAGTAAAAGCATCAATATAATTCTTAACACCTCTATCTAAAATAAAAGGTTTTTTAGCTCTTAAAATATCTAATTGATCTTGAAATTTCTTTAATGCTAGATTAGCTTCTGCACTAGTTGAAAACGGAACATTGATAATATCATCAGTTCCCTTTTTTTTAATCTTTAAAACATTGTTTGAGACAAACGCAAGTGTCTCATTAAAAGTCTGAATGATAAACGTTTGTGTACCATCATTACTCCTAATATATATGTTTTTATCATCAGACCCAATAATTAAAAACTTATTTAAGCTAAACATTATATTACATTAATATTAAATTTTGTATTTGTATCAATTACATTTCCGGCTATATCACTAACAGAAAAACTAATTGAATAAGTCCCAGTTGATATAATTGAACTAGCTGCTATATTCATCCCATCATATAATGTTATGTCACTATCAGTTATTGTCATATTACCATCCCTATTATCAGATGCAGATCCAATTATTAAATCTAATAACATAGATTTAGTATATGAATATGTTCCCAATGATAAACTAGTAGAAAAAGTGAGTCCCATTGATGTGTTGACAGGACTTTGAGTTCCTCCAACAACTGAAATTGTAGCTCCGGATGAAGTATTACCAACATTTAAATAAAAATAAATTATAGGAGATATTAAGTCTGCTAACGGGCTTAAATTTTGAATTACAACTCCAGAATTTTCCAATACATAATTAATAACAGAATTAGCTTGTTTCGCATCATACTCCGTTGTAAAATCTAAATACAATCTACCCACAGATATATCATCCAATAACAATAATTTGCCTATCCTACTAATAGAAGCAATATTAGATAATATAACATAAGCTAATGGAGATCTTGGAATATTTGAATCCCATATAACAATAGAATCATCTGGAATATGTGTTTCAATATTATCAAGAGTTAAATTAGTAAATGATAGACCTAATTGATTAACAGTATCACTATAAAATGAATATTCATCATCTACTACAGCCGCAATCACATCAATCATAACTGGGTATTTAGTATTTGGATTAGTTAGATAGATTTGTTTAACTCTATTTGTTGGATTACCACTTAGAACCAACATTAGACCCATAGGATATAATCTAGAAAAATCATCATAATAATTCCATGTTAAATAATTATCCTCTGGATTTACTGATAACGGATTATAAGTTACTTTTAAGCATAAAAATGTAGCATTATCACCTAACCCCAGGTGATTAAGTAAATAATTAACCTGCCCAGCCTTAAGGATGATCCGACTCTTCATCAATTGTTTATAAGGAATTCTTAAGTCACTAAGAATTAATCTCTCTGCTGTATTAGATCCTTCAACAGCTATAAGATCTCCACCCTGAAATTTTAAATAGTTATTTGATGATCCAAATATAGATGAACTGTTACAACCCATAGAATTAATATCATTTTAGTTATATATTAATTCTATAAATCCACATTAGATCTTTTCTACTAAATATCTGCTCGCAAAAGATGAGGTTTCATCAGCATTTACCCTTGTGACCCTATACTTAACTCCCTTATTTAGAGTAATATATGGCTTATTTGCTAAAACGGAATTTAGAGTAGTTGATACCCCACTAGTAATATTAGTTTCACCATATGAAGTCACAATGGAATTATTTGTGATATCTAAGTTAATATAAAGAGTAGTTGTGCTTACACTATCAATTGTATACTGACCAGAAAAATCTATAACACTACTTGTTCCAACTATAAAATCTTGAACTGATAATGTATCTCCCTTCTTAATTGAATTATTCAATATTACTTGGGTAGTTCCAGTTAAAGGAATCGATAAAATACCATTTAGATTTAGATCAATGTTACTTGATAAGTCAACTTCAAAGTCAAATCTATTCCAATTTTTAGCAGAATTTGTAGTTTGTAAATAGGAGTTATAGTAAATTGGTAAATCAATAGTATCCATAAGCTTAGTAATCACTGGCAGTGAGTTAGTTTGTCCATCAGAATAATTTATAAATATTTCTAATTGTTTATTCTGTGTTGCATAGTCTACAGAGTCAACTATTAAATCGAAACTTTGTTTATAATCTAAATCTCTATCCAAATAAATTGTTAATTTATCATTATTAGGCAAAGTCAATACAGTTTGGTCATTATTACTAACTCTAACCATAAAATTTTTATTAGTAGGAACACTTATACTTGTAGGTATGGCACCACTTTGATTATACAAATCAGTTGTATTAATATTGTCTATTTTATTATAATGAAAATCCTTATTGTTAAGTTTAATATATGGTGGGTTGCTACTTGTATCTGATGTAACCTCAATAGTATCTGATGTAATTAATTGAGTATATTGATACAGTTTCAATAGTGTTTCTAAGTTAGCTATTTTCTTATTTATTGTTGCAAAATCGGTTTGTGTATAGATTAACTGTTTAACATTATTCAATTGAAGTTTAAGATCAGTTTGCTCTCCTATTATCTTATTAAATGAATCACTAGTAGATGATAGTCTTCTCATAGCTTCATTAAATAAATTAAAACTAAATAGTGAATTTATAGCATTTGGATTGTAACTATCTTGTGGGTTATCATTAATGATATTAAAATTAAGATTTAAGCTAAATGCATAAGATGTACCATCTTGTGTATCATTGGCTGCTAATTTTTTATACACTGGAAGTCTTATTCCAACTTCTGATTCAACAGGATTATTGTCTGGATTATCTAAAAATGAAATACCATATAAATTAGTTGCACTATTGCCGTTTACATCTTCTACAGTATAATACCAAAGTATAGCATTAAATTCAAAATCTTTAGGAGGCTCATTATTAACTTCTAAAGCATTAAATTGTTCAAAGCTAGTTAATTCTCTTCCAATAATATTCATTTTAACATAGTGGGAAGTAGTAAAATCTATATTAATACCATCAATTGTACTACCATCGATAATAGGAACATTTATGTCTCCTTGAATACCATAATAATCTCCACTTCTTCTAATTGAATCACCATCAGCGGTTTTATATGTATAATCAGTTGTATCAAATTGTCCATAGTAATTACCTGGATAAGCTTGAGGGTTATTAACAATTGGTGAACTAAATAACTCAGCACCTAGTATTTCGGGCTGATATTGTGAAGGTAAAATTGGATAATACATACCTGGCTTATAATTAACATCTGTTATTGTCCTAAATAAAATATCAGGAGTTTGACCAGTATGATCTGGAATGTGTGCATAAACCTCAGTATAAGATCTATTTGCAGCTTGAACATTATTAACACCATTTACCTCACCAATATATTGAACTAATTTTTGATAAACTAATGTTGTTATACCAGTTGTTTCTGCTTGTAATCCATCAGAATATGGTGTAATATCTACTATCGCTCTTTGTCCATTTATAGAATCCGCATCAATCATATAAACAATGTTGCACTGTGTTTCATTTAATGATAGCAAAGATGGAGTTGTATTAGATATTCCACTAAGTAATATCTTATCACCAACTTTATAATTAGTTAAAGTTGAAAATTCTATTTGTAAATTAGATGTATATCCAGCAACTGCGCTTTGATCAAAACTCACAATACTATAATCAATAACTTCTCTTTCTTTCCATAATATCTCAGGGAAATATGTATCATCATTAGCATTACCTCTTTCAAATTCAATTAGGTTACCAAAATATTCATCTCCATCAACAGCTGGCTCAAAATCCACTAAATTTAATTTCTTACACCATTTCCAAAATATCTTTTCTGTAGTTGTTTCTAGTGATGTATTATCATAATAATATTCAGTATTGTTTAATCTAGAATTTTTAATTGTAACTTCGTGGTTTGCTACATAATTTCTTAAAGAATCAATCAATTCGTCTTGGTATGTCGTTGCGATTTGCCCAATTGTATTATTTCTATAAAAAGAATTATCAAAATCCCAAAGAACAGGATTGCTGTTTGTGCCAGCATCTATATTCTGTTTAGGAAAATTTAATAAAGTATATTTAGAAAAATACATTTTGTAATTTTGATTCTGATAAGAAGCAGAGATATCTTCTGCAGCGCCTGGAAAAGCATAGAATGATGTTCCATTTTTCTTTAATGATTTATATAATGGGCAAGTTGGCATTTAAAAACTTATATTTTGTTTATATATTAAAAAATAATCATTCTATTTAAAAAGAATAGATTTATTAATTCTTAATAGTATTTTTACCATAAAAAGTGGTATAAATACCATAAAACATGTTTATTTAAATTATATATATAGGATATGGGTGATTTTTTTTATTCAATAGGGCTATTTATAATTATACTTAATTTAGCTTCATTGCTTCAATATAAAAAAATATTTGATATCACAGAGTGGCTATCTAAGTATAAATTAGTTACTGGTAAAAATCCAGTAATAGAAGATTTTAGGAATAAAGGTGATCATGATTTGTTATTATTTTGGTCATTCACAGTTGTTTCTACTGTAATGTGGATGTTATTTGGATTATTATCCAATCAATGGGGTGTTTTTTTATTCATTTTCTTAGTTAATATCGCCTTAAATAGTGCTAAGAAAATATTTTCCTCAATAAGAAAAATTAAGCTACTCTTAACATTTATTAAATCATTTATAGGATTATCTGTAATAGTATTTTTAGTACTTAACTACTTTCATTTCAAATTGGATTTAATGGATATTTTATTTGGTCACCATCATTGATATAAGCTCGCCTACACTCTTTTTAGTTCCTTGTATTACATACTCATATAGAGAAAATACTTTTAATTCAGACGGAACTTCATCATAATAGTTAATATCAGATAAAATGTCATCAATATCATTTCTCCATTTTAAATAGAACTCATAAATATCAGAATCATTTATTAATCCCTCAATTTGAGTTTCTTCAGGATTTTTATTGTAAGCATCGATGAAATCTTCAAATGTTTTATCATCTTCAGTATTTAAAGAAGCTTTTATCATTTCAGTAAGCTCATCTTTTAACTCTGTATATTTAGAAATATCAGCAGAGACTTCAGTAGAACCAGATCCTAAATCTTCTGCAGTTGATTGCAATTCTTCTGCCTCTCTAATAAATTGATAATATTTAGATAACTTCATAAATGTATATATTATTTTAATATATTTAAAAAGTTTAAATAGTCCTTATCAATAATAAATAAAAAATTATATCCATTATTTATACATGCTTGTTTTTTCATTTCATTTTTTTCTTTATGTAAATTAAATGTATATGTTGATTTTATTTCAACTATTAGATTGTATTTCTCAATTAAGAAATCAGGAAAGTATACATAACTATCGTTATATTTAATTGTTGGTCCTCTTTTTATCATATCTATGATTTCCAATTTATTACATAAGTTTAAAAAATCTAACTCATATCTGCCCTGATAATATAAGGTCTCGCTATATGGTTTAATTTTCAATTTTAATGATTTGTTTAAAAATGATTTATTTTGTATTGGATATGGGACACCATACTTTTCTATGTTAGTATTTTTAACTTTTTGCTTAATTTCCTCATTTTGCAAAACACAAGGAAATCCATATTTTTCTATGTTAGTATTTCTAATTTTATCTTGGCATTCTTTTGTTTTTGAATAGTATTCAACACCATATTTTTCTATACATTTCTCTTTTGATTTATTCTTAACCATTGAAGATTGCATTGGATATTCCACTCCGAGATTTTTTAAATTGGTGCTTTTTGATTTTTCTTTATATTCCTCGGTTTGTGTATAGTATTCTTTTCCAAATTTATTTAAATTTGATTTTTTAATTTTTTCTTTGATAATAATAGATATAAAAGGATTACTAACACCATATTTTTCTATATTAGTGTTTTTAATTTTTTCTTTAATCAATTTATCACAAAAAACATTATCAACACCATATTTTTCAAAACAAGTGTTTTTAAATTTTAGTCTACTGCATTTTTTACAACAGTAGAATCCGCCATTTTTTTTATTTACGGTATAGTTTGCCTTAGTTATTTGATTTTCAAATCCACAAATTTCACATTTACAATGTATCTTTAAGTTTGAGTATTCCGATATATCCTCTATATCAACAAATAGCTTCTGGTTTACTTTGATATTATCACCATATTTTTCATAGTAATTTTTTATATTAAACCCATTTAATACTATTTCTATTTTTTCATCTAAAATCATATGGTATATATTAAAATATCAACGACCCCAATTTGAATCATTTCCGAATAGTCCACCATACCATATTCCACCTTCAAAGTATCCACCATCAAATATACCATTAGTCCAAACACCACTCTTCCAAGTAGAGTTCTTAAATATAGTGGTCAATCTCAATCCAGTTTCAATGTCATCTACACTGATCGTCCCTGTTGTAGAATATAAGTCTCTATTAATTGTAACAATAGTTTTTTGACCTACTTCTTCCATTAATAAAACTCTATAATTACCAGGATTATCATTTGTTCCAACTAAGGAATAAGGAGTTGGATTGTTGTCATTAACTACCCATATTTCATCATTGATATTAAATTTAAAATTACCATTTAATATTAATTTACTTAATTCACCTTGTGCAATTTCAAGACCTATTATTTGAATCTCTTCTATAATGCCACCGAACCATGTTGCGCTATTAAAATTAATTGCATAAGCTACTCCACCATACCAATCACCACCGTTCCATATTCCCGTATTCCAAATTGAATACTTATTAAATTCAGATGCAATAGTTTCACCAGTAACATCATCAATATTTAAATAGGAGTGAAATTCACCTCCTGAAAATTTTCCAGCGTGCCATGTAGCAGTTCTTGTATTAAATGCTTTTGTACCAAATCTTGATATCTTATCATTCTTTTCTAAGAACTGACCATTATACCACATACCATTTTCAAAATCACCACCATACCAACTACCGTCAATCCAATATGAAGGTTTATTATCACAGTTAAAAATACCATCATTCCATGTGCCTAGTACCCATATACCACCTTTAAATTCACCTCCGTTCCAGGTGCCATCATTCCAAATACCATTATACCAGGTGCCATTATTCCAATCACCGGCATATCTTCGACCATTATACCATATACCATTATTCCATGTACCATCAAACCATCTACCACCATACCATTTTGACGCAGATTGATCATTCACATTTTTATTAACATCTACATTTAACAATTTATATTTAGTATTATATGAATTCCAAGTTCCTTTGTACCAATCACCCGACATCCATCTACCAGATATCCATGTGCCACCAAACCATCTACCACATCTCCAATCTCCCATATACCAAACTAATCCGTTGACATCTTCACCCATTACAGCATTTGATATTTCACCCTCTAAAACCCATGGATATTTATTATAAATATCTATAACCGATATACCATCAACTAATTCATATCTATACTTATTGAAATCTAAATTAATTAGTGAATAGCTAGCACCATTTAATAAGATATTTTCTGGTTTTATTTCTACTGCTCTTTTAGGTTGCTTATCAACACCAACTTCCATAATATCAATTGGTTGATAGTTTAAGAATGGATCCCTTTTTATAAAACTAATATTACCAGGATCACTAAATGGTATATCAACACCATCAAAAGTTCTATGAGTATAGAAAGATTGTGTTCCTACTAATCCCTTTACCACTTGATATCCAAAATATCCTTGATTTAAAGTATTAGAAGAATATGCACCACCATTAAATGATAAAACAATACCATCACCAACACTTAGATTATGGCTTTGAGAACATGTTATTAATAAATAATCAGTAGATGAAGTTGTATATCTACCAGTAGAAAGTACAGGTATATCAAACTCTTCTTCTAATTTTATTATATTTAAAGTTAACTCATTTTTATCATCAATAAAGATGACACCACTTAAATTCTTTTTAACATCTCTATCTGATAATAAAATTTTGCTATATGAATCTGTTGGGAATTTAGAAGTTAATTCATTTTCTAAGTTTTTGAATGTTTGACCAGTTTGTATTTCACTCACCATACCACCATTAAGCGTATCACGATGTATATTATTCATTAATTGTAAATCGTCACTAATCTCTTGTAATGTATTTCTACTTAAAATATCTATATAATCAATAGGTGTTCCTGTTATATAAGTTAGCTTCTTGTGAAACTCTATTACATATCCATTATTTGTAGAGTCGTAATATTTTTTAGTCACCAACATTCTTTCACTTGTATATGGTGTTGAAGAATTATATAGTACAACATCAATAAATGTATTAATCCATATCGAATCCCATTCAAATTTTAAGTCACTACCAAACATAAGTTTATTAGTGTATCCGTATACATCATTTGTATCAATGTAAATATTACTTGCAGTAAATGTACCAGCTGAATTTCCTTTTAGAGATGCATATCTAGGCATTGCTAAAAATCTCTTAGATGAGTTAAATACAGTATTGATATTATTTAAATAGTCATAAATATTATAAGTTGGTTTATATCCAAATTTTAAGAAAGCATCTGTATAATCCATAGAGTATGTTCCAGCATCTATTCTCACCTTACTTTGCATATTATAATATGCAGTTTTATTATTAAATTTAGCAGATAGTGTATAACTACTACCACCATTATATTCTAATTTATATCCATTACTAATTGGGTGTAAATTAAAATTTAATAATAAGTCACCAGAATCACTCAATAAAGGTGAGTAGGCAAAGTAGTCATCAGGATTAATTGTATTATCATAATTCCATGTATCATCAATAAGATTTATTACAATAGAATTAGATGCGGTTGATCCAATAAAAGCAAATTTATTTAGGTTTGTTACTGAGATAGTACCACTATAATTCTTTAACTCATTTACAATCGTTTGATTAAAATCAATATAACAATAAAGATAGACATCAAATCCAATTGATAATTTTTTATTAACAAGAAGTGTAGTTGATATAACTTCTGATTCCATATATAAGACATCACCTTGGTCAACTGGATATAAAGCATCTTTTTTAAAGATAATTAAATATTTATATATAAAAACCGATTCAGAATGTGTTGTACTTATTATTGATCCGGTTCCCGAAACAAATTTAGAAAATGCCCAACCTTGAGTTGGACCAATTTCACCAACGTTTGGAGCCAAGTTTCGAATAGCATCTACAGAAATATTAATACTACTAGCAGTAAAACTAAAATAGGCATTTTCCGCATAACTAAATGTTGTAGAAAACACAACTTGGTTATTACTACTCATCGTTGTATAATACTCAAATGTTTTTTCAACATCTTTATAATAATTAAGCCAATTATACTCATTAGACTTATTAGAAACTTCTAAATAGTTACCCAATTCTGATTCACTAAAAGTGATTGAATCCGGCAATCTATATGTTTGTGAATCATCAAAGAAATTTAATTTGCTACCCACTTCATAATCTAAAAATAAGAGCTTAGAATCATATCTGTCATTGAAATTAGAATCAACATCATAAATAGATGATGTATATCCGGAAGAGTATAGTGTGGAATTATTTCCACATAAGTATAAATTCTGACCTTGATAATCAAATAGCTTATTTACATAGTTATCATAAGCAACAATTACTGAATGTGTAGTTGAAGAAACTATATTGTTTGATATTGGATCAATTAGGTTAAATTCACTTATATCAATAGAATAAACCTTATCGGCAGCTATATAAACTGAGCTACTGCCGCTTATTCTTGTTATGCTATTTATATCACTTTTTGATTGAGTAAATGCTATATACAAAAAGTCATATGATGGAATAAAATCATTGGTATCAAATATTAATATATTTCCACCATTAGCTACAATAAATAAAACATCTTGGTTAGATGGCACTACACTTTGAGTAGCAGTTGAATATGTTAAGTTCCATATAGAAGATGTGAATGATGTTAAAAACATATCATTAATGTCATCAACTAATAAATATTCTTCAGTCGGCTCATTAATATCTAAATATTTAGATATTTTTCTCTTATAGAATATCCATTCATTATTGATATATTCTACTTGTATGAATACTCCACTTTCTCCTCCTATATAAGCTTTGTGAATATCGTTATATACAACCTTGTTATAAGAATAAGGATCTAATTCGTTCTTTACAATCTTAGTCCATTTATATCCGCCATCTTCGGTATAATAAATTGAATTGAATTTACCGACCACGAATGCTCTTAAATCGTCGAAGAAATCGATGGACATAAAATTACTAAACTCATCAATATCAATTCTCTTTATTTCAAAATCTAATTTCGAAACTCTTAGTATTGTTCCTTCATCACCACATATCCAATAGTATTTAGTCGTCTCACAGATTGATCTTAAGTTTAATTTAAATTTGTTATTAATTATATTAGAAATGTCATTTTGATGATTAACAATCATACCGAACTCACCTATAGATATAACTCTTTCTGGGATATTATAAGTATATCCATTGTCAAAATAGGATTGTGTAGCATGTTTAAATATATCATAATAAGAAATTTCATAAATATTGTTATAATCTACTCTATTTCTAAGTACCCAATTATTCTTCTCTATAAATTCCATAGAATCACCGTTTGTATAAAGTGGGTAATAGGCGTTCTTTAGTCTATTTAGATGATATTTATTTTGTGTATTAACATCACCTAGTTTAACACTAACGCTATATCTATAAGAGTCATTGTATGTTAGTAAATCATCTAATCTAACTAAGGAGCTAGCTGTGTATCCATAGATTCCATTCTCTGAATTATAATATGAATATTTAATTGATGTAATATCATCTTGTTCGATAAAATAGCTATGCGTAAAATAGGCATTGGGATCTATACTTGATGATAAGGTAACAAATGTCTTTTGGTCTTTAACTAAAACTCTATGACCTTCCTTAAGAATTACAGTATCTATTACTAATCCAGGTTGATATGTTCCTATATTTAAGAGTGGTTCTGTTGTTGCAACATCCACTTCTAAATAGTTTTCAATTGAATCATTAATTAATTTAACTGGTGTAAATTTGTTTTTAAGTGTTTGTCCATACTCATAAACAAATTTATCATAATATTCATTTTTTGTAGAATCTTGTATAGATTTTGGAAAAGATGGAGTGGCAGATATAGAATATGTTGATCCATCTTGCCCGATATACCAGTTATATTCATCTCTTTTATCTAAAATACCATAGATATTAGTTAAGCTGTCTATAGCAACGTAGGTAGATCCACTAAGACATTTTGAATATAGTCTAACTTTTTCAATATCTTGTTTTAAACTATCGTATTTGTCTTTTTCTAAAACATCAACTTTTTTATACCATCTACCATTATCCGTATTTTTACTCCACATGCTTATTTTGTTACTTTTATTTCCCAAGTGACCGAGTTTGAATCCACTATAATTCTCTCGGTATTAATATTAACTTTTGATTTTTTTAAAATAATCTTAGTTTCATCAATGAACTTATCATACTTATAGAGGTCCGATATGTAATCTGTAATGTTGATTTTATAATCGGTATCCTCAGAAAAAATCAAATCGTATATTAAGTCTTCCTTGTTTTTCAAACCAAATCTTAAAATTTAACTTTATATATTATTTTTTCGTCAACAGATTAGATATCTTTTTCTGCACGATACTTATCATATCTATTTGCTAATTCAACTAAGAACTTATTTCTTACAATATCTTCGTTATGAAATTCAAATGTAAATAAATCAGGCATACCCAAAGTCATATCTATGAAATCTACATATCCCGAATCTTTCTTTTTTACATCATACTGTGAGGTATCACCCATCATAACAGCTTTTGAATTTTGTCCCAACCTCGTTGACCATAGCATCAATTGCTTAATTGAAGCATTTTGACAATTATGTACTAAAATATTTTCAGCGAAATAGTTATTATTTTCTTCTACCTCAATATTGTATACCATTTCTTCTCCTCCGTCTTTTTTATATTCTATATCACCTATTGTTAAATTTGAGTTATATGATATAGTATATAAATTTGGGTCTATACTACTTAGGTTATTACATTTATAAGACATTGAATCTATGATATATCCTCGTAATAATTCAAATAATTTATTTGTATTTGTTCTGTTTAATGATAGAACGTATCCTTTTTTAGTAGAATAAATTGATGATTCTATATTAAATTTTGATTTAACTATTGATGATAATATTTGTACTTCATTTTCAGAAAAAGAATATGTTGAAAAAATAGCACGTCCCGACTTTCGATTATAACTTCCGTCATCCATATACCATAAAGCTAGAGAACGAACAGTGAACCACCTTTCTATATTCTTTGATAAAAATTTTTTTCCATTATAGCAAGCATTATAAAATTCATCTGAAACATTTATAGATTTAGTTTGGAATCCACATTGTTCTTCACCCGTAAATCCGGAAATTAAACCATTTCGATAGGAAGAAATATCATTAAATATACTCTTCTTAAATTCCATATAATCTCTTTGCCTAACAGAGTGATTAGTTAGAATCCTATAGGAATTTTTTTGCTGATTATTTTTTAATAATGATGAATCACCCAAGATCATACCTAATATTATATCATATGAATCATTACATAGAATTGTGGAATTATTTGTATTATTTTCCTTATAAAGTATTATATTTTTATTTACTTCACTAATATTTTTCCAAACTAACTCACCATCCTCAAAAGTTAAAAATGGGTGGTTCGGGGTTGTTCTAATTATTCTATTTCTATTTTTTATCTTTAGATCAATTATTTTTTTCGTCCCGTTTTCAAATACACCAATAATTTTCTTTTCCTCTATAATTTTTTTTCTTTCATTCCAAGAGGAGACTTTAATAGTTTTTCCATTTTTAAATCCGTCTACAATATCCTTAATTCTAATATAATTAAAGGACCCTCTTTTTTTATGTTTAGTGACTACCCTTGTTTCCCAAGTAAAGCACTCATCAAGCATCATAATACAATTATCATAGGTAGATCCTCTCATATATGCCAATGGCTCAAATGTTATCTCACCAGTGGCAAACATCCAATCAACAGTTTGTTTATCTATGATTTTACAAAAATTCGTATAGTAAGATTGTTTATATGGATCAATTTTTTCAAGTACGGTTCCAGGAAGTAATCCTATTTCTTCACCACTCTCTTTAATAGGCTTTGTAATTATAATTTTTTCAATCTTTTTATTAGCCATTAGCCATAAGGCAGTATAGCAACTAGTAAATGTTTTACTAGTTCCAGCTGGTCCATGTACAATTGTTAAAATGTGATTTCTAATTTGTTTAAAAAGGTCATTTTGTTTTTCTGTAAGTCTAACATTTACGTTTTCAAATTGTTCTCTTGTTAAACTACTTCTTCTCATTATCTTATTCTGTTGATACTCTCTAATCCCCTCGTTGATTTCATTCTGTGTTTTAGACTTTAGTTTACTCATTAATGTGGGTTTTCTTTTATATATTTATAATGACCTAACCCATGAGCATAAAAAAGGCTAATATTTCTATTAGCCTTTGTAATTCTTTTTTTTTATTAGTTATCCCAATCATCATGTACTTCCCCGAAGTCAAAGTCATCCATATCTGGTTCCTCAGGCTCAGGTTCGGGTGGATAAAGTCCACCATTTGATTGTGTCAAAATATAATCATAATACTTATTCTCATGATTATAAAAGGTACCGGTTCTCATATCATAAAATGGAAATGTATCAAGATATGGCCATGTTCCCAGATTGTGATTTGGTAGAGTAACCTTTAAATTCATAACTACCTCTTCATTATTAATATCAAAAATGCTTTGTGTTTTAGCATTTTGATAAAACTTGGTAATATATCCATTTTGATTAGCCCATCTTTTAAAGATAAATACATCTGAATCATAGACAGTATAAATTCTATCCATTACTCTAATCTTATTACCTTTCATATCTTCTGCTTCCCAAAGCAAAGCTCTCGCTCTAACCTTATCTTGACCATCTTGATTGGTATACATAACTAGCATCTTTACAATATCAGGATTTTTTACGTAGATGTCTAGGAATCTTTGGCGATCTTTATACCTCATACAGGATTTCCATAATGTACCACAATCCGGATAAATATAATTCCTATCTAAGTAGGATTTACGGATATCTTCCCCATCAACAATAGTAAGCCTACGATTAGATTCATCAAAAAATGATTTAAATTGATTAACAAATTCTTCAATATCGGAACCACTAATATATGAATCAATTGTTTCTTTGGAGCAAATCTTAGATACTAATCTGCCAATTTTGAGATATACTCTACCAATCCCATTTGAGTATGGATCAATCCCGTTAGCCTCAATATATTCAACCTTCGTAGAAGGCAAATAAGAAATAGTATCAAGTTTATCAGTAATGCCAATGTAATCAATGCCAGGCAAAGTCTCAATTGATTTAATTACAACACAAACACGACAGGGACTAGATACTAAAAAATCTCTAAATCCCGAATCTACTGTAAGGTGCCTATTTATTCTAAATGTATTATTCATAAATTAATATATATACCAAATATACGAAAAAATGTTAAATTGGACAAAAAAAGAAGAGGAATTTCTAATCAATAATTATTCAAAATATTCAAATTATGAAATGAGTATTTTATTAAATAAAAGTGAACTATCTATCAATTCAAAATCATTGAGACTTGGGTTAAAGAAAAACAATACCTATATTAGCAAAATTAATAAGGAAAGAACACTTAAAAGATGGGATAGTATGAGTTGGTCAAAGGATGATATTGATTTTCTAGTACTAAATATTAATAATTTTACTATTAATGACATCTCAAAAAAATTAAATAGAAGTACAAATTCAATCAGGTCAATGTGCAATAGATTACAATTGAAAAAAGAAAAAAAATATAATAAAGACTTTATTGAAAAGGAATGTCTGAAGTACATCACGAAACAAGAACTTAGAATATCAGACCCAAACCTTTATCATTGGTTATATAAAAATGGAAAAATAAAGGATGTAACAAGACACATGATGAGTATATCATATAGTACTCCTCAGTTGATTTTACAATCGGTAATAAAAAATATTACAAATTTAAAATTTATCTATAACGATAGAAAGGCAATATCACCCTATGAATTGGACATCTATTTTCCAGAAAAAAAATTCGCTGTAGAATATGATGGATCATATTACCATGTGAATGGTAGTAAATTTAAAGAAAAAATTTGCATCGAGAAGGGCATTACACTAATGACAATAGATGAGAATAATTTAATAAAAAGAAATTTTGATGGATATTTGGATAACATTAAAAATCAATTGATAAGCAACATTAAAATTATAAATAAATATCTTCACTTAGACTTAAATAAGGATGATATTTTAAGAATAAATCCAAATAAAAATGAAATATTTAAAGGAATATTTAATATTGAATATATGAGAAAAATATGTAATAAATACAACAACTATAACTCCTTTATAAAAGAACAGAGACAAATTTATAATAAACTATACTATCTCGGAATTTTAAAAGATTTTACAAAACATATGGATATAGATGAGTTAAGTGAAGGATTTAGATTTATTTTAGAGAAAAATGAATATTATAAAATTGGAGATATTGTTTATATTGAGTATTGGTATAACAACATGATAACAAGCGTATCAGTTAAGGATATAGTTGGGAGAAAATTTTTAGTATCACATAATACTCCCAACTCTAAGATTAAAAATGCGCCGGATGAAATAGTATCTAAATCAGATATTATTCAGAAACAAAGTTAGCCTCCATAAATTTAGCAAAATCTCTATCAGATTCATTCAACATATCTAAGCATTGTTCCTTAATTATATCGAACTCCTCTTTAATTATTTTGTCTTCCAAGAACATACCCTTAACGCCTTTATACAAATCACTTTTATGTCCTTCAATCTTAATACTGTTGTCAGATGTTACAAATGAAGAGCTGAATCCAGCGTCCTCCATTCCTTCCATTTTCAACATTTCGTTTTCAATATCATTATAGTAAACTTTTTGACCATCCTTGTAATAAAAATCACTTGATTTCTTTACAAATTTACTACCATAATATTCTTCATCATCCCACCAATTGTTACCAGTATAATCAGAATAATCTACTTCGTTTCTATTCTTCTTAGAATTACCTCTGCGTGTTTTCTTTCTTGATCCACCATCACCATAGAAACCATTATAGTTGTAATCTCTATTTCTCCAATTGTTTCCTTTATTACTATATGATGTAGTTCCACCATAGTAATAGTAGTTTTTACTTTCTTTCCATTCTGTTTTAGAAGGATCTCTACTAATTGTTAAATCTTCCCAATTAACTAGAACAGATGCTTTGGCTAACTTAATAAGAAAATCAATATCTTGATGTTCTGTATGTGTGTGCTCATTATAATATCCGACTGATATGTTTGTACATTCGGGTATCACACTTGTAAATTCAGCAGAGTCGGTATAAACACCGGTATCGTCTTTTTCTAAGTTCAATTTAAACTTAGCATATTCTTTAGAGAGAGAATCAGCAAATGCATCAGAGCAACTTCTTTTAGAAGATTGGTGAGTAATAATTGATTTTGTGCCTCTTCTATCGAAAGAAACAATCTTATTGTAGTTAGAAAAAAAATCAGTTCTTTTTGATGCCGCAGTTGATCCAATACAACCTACTTCTTCACCTACGAAAAAATAGTAGAGTCCAGGAACATTGTTATGAATCATATATAACAAAATTGTTACACCCGCTTTATCATCAGCACCAAGAATTGATTTGCCATTGGTTCGGATAAATTTGCCATCCAATTTATGTGTGACTTTTTTGTATTCTTTACAAGCAGTATCTAAGTGAGATGCAAATATTGTTTTACTTCCACTTCCTACTTCATAGAAGTAGTTTCCATCCTCGTCAGTTTTATATCCTTTGGGTAAAAAATCGGTTAACAAGTCCTCATATCCATAAGGATATGTACAACTTGTCAGTTCAATAAATGTATTTTTAATATTCATACTACAAATATACTACAATTTTCTGATAAAACCTAATATTTAATGACTTTTTTTATCACAAATCGTTGATTTTCAACGATTTTTAAAAAGGACTCATAAATTTTCCCAATACTTTCCAGTTTTTCAAGTCCATTTTAGCTTGTTTTTTCTCAGATTTGTAGAATTTATCGTGTTCACTATACGGTCTTAAGTCTCCAATATCCTCAGGATGATCAGCTCTTAGTGATATTCTAGCGCCTTGTCCACGATGTCCGTCTTCATTATAGTCAGTATGTGTTCCGACATGCTTTCTAAAAAGGTCATGGTTCTCTTGAATTATATCCATTATTTCACCAGGTGTTTCATATACTAAAAATACCCTATGTGTATAATAATATTTCTCATCACCATCATCATCTTCATATATGTCAATATCATTTTCTTTACAATACCTTTCCCATTCTGGCCATTCCTCCATGTAAGAGTTCATATCTTCGTGCATCGCATTAAAATATTGTTTCTTTCCATTCCATAAACATACTCCAGATAATGGTCCATCCCAGTAGTTTAGGTGGTAAAGAGCCCTATAATCAGGGCTCTCATTCCTTAGTTCTTTCATTGTTTTCATAATTTATTTTTAATTTTTAAATTGGCTCTTCCCGTTCGGGATAGTACTTGACAATTGTTGCGATCCCATCAATGAATCCATTTTCTATTTCAATATCTTGATAATCACGATTGTCTACTTTTTCTTTAAATTTTTGAGCTTCCTCTATAGTGTCAAAGATTTCATAATTAGTATAATAATGATTATCGGATTGACCAGTATTGTACCAGTAACATCTGAATTTTACTTTATATTTCATGATACTTGTTTTTTTGGTAAAATATTATCAATAATTTCTTTGGTATATTTGTTTGTCTTAATAGATTTTACTTCTCTATTTAAGAATAAACTGTGTTTGATAACACATTTAGAATTGACACCATAGTATACTACTAAATTATCAATGTCAATTGGTTTTATTTTCTGAATTGAATTTTCATCAATTAAGTAAAATAAGTCACCTTCTTTTACAACTTTAAATAATTTACCATCTTCATAAGAAAAGGTGTGCTGGCTTGTTTTTGTTAAGTAATTAATTACTTCTTGTTTGTTTGTCTGTTTCATAATTTTATTTTTTATTTTTTATTTGATTTACAATTTGCTTTAATAAAATAAAATTATGGTGGTTTAAAAATCTAGTATTTCATGTTTAATTTATTTAATTTTTCGATCCTATTTGTTTTTAAAAGTTTACTTTTCAACTTTTTTAAAGATATATCTGTTAATTCAACAGATTTATTTATAACCATTTCATATAAAAAGTCGTATATAACTCTATCCCAATTATTATAACTATAATATAATTTAATGTCATCCTCACATATTATAATATATGAAATCCCTCTTTTTTTAAATTCATCAGATGCGTATTTTATCTTTATTTTATTTAGTTCACTATCTACCCATTTTCTAGATTTTATTTCATATATTGTTATTTTAAAATTTCTGTTATTTTTTCTTCACGAATATATCTCTTTCTAACATCTACAATTTTTGGTTTACTTATTCCGTTAATTAATACTTCATGTGTATATACCAATGGCCCTAAATCCTCATCTTTTGTTTCTTCTTTGATGGAGTGTCCTTTTAAAAATTCATCCTTTACTGTCCTGAATCCCATTTTACATTCATGATATTCTTTTTCTATTTCTTCTAATTTATCTGGATGCTTTTCTAAATAAAACTCAATGTTGTAATCATAAGCAGTTGTTAGTCTATTGACATCATAATCACTATCACTGTGAATTTTAGCATTAGTGAACTTCTTTGATTGTGTCCAGAAAGTATCACATTTGTAAAGTACAGTACCATCGTTTTTTTGTAGAAAAATTATTGCTTTCATTTTTTATCCTCCTTTATTATCTTATTAATTATATGGTTTCTCCAACCATTGTTTTTAAAAGTGTACATTGGCTTAATTCTATAAAAATATAATGAATACCCACCAGATTGATTTATAGAATCCAATGCTGATTCTTTAGAGTTATAAATTTTATGATTCCAATGATTTGACCATTGATCTTTTTCATTACTAATAAGTTTATATTCTATGATCCATCCATAAATATATAAATCATCTATTGGATCTATTTCACTTTCAATATCTAATTGAAAGTGAAAATCTAGTTTGTAAACATCTTCTTTAAAAACATATTTACCACCATTATAAACTGGTAATGATTGAAACCCTAATTTCTTGATATATTTTAAAAACTTAATCATTTACCACCTCCTTTTTTAGTGACAATGGTAGATGAGACAACATCTTACGAACTTCAGTAGTACCACAAACACAAATTGATGTGTATTGGTCTACGTCTGGCTCGAAGAAAATTGAGCAAGTGGTTAGCTTAGATAATTTATCGTAATACTTAATTAATTTGTCCTCACTATCAACAGAGAGACAAATAATAGAGTTGGATTGTTGTTTCCAATCTTTAAAATGTGTGGGATGCTCAAATGCAAAATCTGCAATAGCATGTGCGGTCTGGACAACCTGATAACCAGGAGTAATGTCACTTCTCGTAATCGTAATTAATTTTTCAATCTATTTCATTTTTTTAAATTTTAATTTTTGTTAAATAAAAAACCTCCAAAACAATGTCCATTTCGTAAAAGGGGGACGAAATGATAGAACACCGTTAAGGAGGTTTAGTTATATTTGATATTTTAAAAATCTACATCATAAAGTATATATTGATATTTTATCTGTTTGTTTACACAAAGATACATCTTTTTTTTATTCCACCAAAAAATTGATTTTCTGATAAACATACATTTAAATCTCATTAGTTTCAATTTTTTTTCTTAGATCATCAAGATGTTTAAGTATTTGCTGCCTAATAGTCGGAATGTACTCAAGTCTTTTTTTTTCTTCTTCTGGTGTATAAAATCCCATATTAATTTTGTAATGTTTTTGGTCTAAAAGTGCCAATGATACAAATAATTGTAGAAAGTACATAAGATGCTACTACAGAATGTGTAATACTAGCAATTATAATAGGCAATATTACTAAACAAAATAATACCCAAAGTCTAATTTTAGTCATTTCATTAAATTTTGAGGTAATGATGGGAATCGAACCCACAACCAAGAGTTTTAGAGACTCCCACTCTGCCGTTGAGCTACATTACCATTTGTGACAATGACGGGACTCGAACCCGTAACCATCCGATTTAGAGGCGGACGCTCTACCAAATTGAGCTACATAGTCTTAAAATAAATTTACATTTTTCTCAACCCAATGTTCTTTTTTACATTTCTTACACCGAATTACTAGGATTTGCTTATCCATTTGGAAATAATGTTTACAAAAAAATTGTCTAATTTTTTTAATCATTTTAATCTTTTATGTGGAGTGTTATTATTTGTTTTACTTGGCTTTCTGAAAATATAGGAGTCAATTTTCTTAAAAAACGAAGCAATCTTTGTGAAAAAATTATCCTTCTTCTCTTTCCTTAATCCTAAAAGTTCATCCAAATTATCAGAAGCCTTATCTGTTAATTCACCTTCGTTAAAAATTGACTTAAGCCGTTGATATGGAGGCAGTTTTAAATCGTCAGACATAGTTATAATTTATACAAATATACGATTTTCTTTTCAATCCAACAAATTTTATATATAGACAATATGAAGCATTTGTTACTATTCGAAGAACTAGACTATTCCTTTAACAAGGATAATAAGTTTAAATATGAATTTAAGGACTCTAAAGGAAGTCATTATAAGGTCGCATTCACCGGTCCATTCAAAGATATGGGAATGAAAGAAGCAAAGACAGGAATAACATATGATATGGAATTTACGGCCGATGATATGAGTTACAAAAGCCTAACAAATTCCGGAGAACCATTTAGTGTAACAAATTTCATATTCGATAATATACTCAAAGATTTTTTAAATTCAAATAAAGTTGATACAATTAGTATAATTCCAATAGATGTGGATGATGATATTTCAAGGTATGAAACTAAAAAATTTTCAAGATACAACCTATACTTAAGATCTATTAATAGAATATTTAATAATACACATTGGAAAGTGATTAAACTAGAATATGAGGAGGACAATGAATTGGTTAGGCATATTCTTTTAATTAATTCAAAATCTGAATTTTGGAGAAAGAATAGTATAGGATTTAAATCTGAAATGGGTGATAAAATATTAGAGCTAAAGGTATTATCTAAATTATCTAATAGTGGAAGTACAAAGGAATTTGATATTATATTAGATGAGCCTTTTAATAATAAATCACTTAGTTCCAATATATTATTAAGGAAAAGATTAAGTGAGGAAGAATTATCAGAGGAAGGAATGCCACCAGGACTAAAGCAAGTTATATTAAAAGCTTATAAGAGAAATCCAAAGTTAGCAATTTCGATTAACAATTTAAAATTTCTTAAAGACACTTTAGAAGAAAAGAAGGTATTAAAATGTGAATATTGCAATAAAGGTCCTCTAATTATATATGATACTTTTTTTGTAAAAAATTTTGATACAGATTACATAAAGTATGGATCATTTCGATCAAAAAATGGAGCTACATGTGATCACAAAACACCCGTATCAAAAGGAGGCGATAAATTCAATTACAAAAACTTAGCTGTTTGTTGTTCAACTTGTAACACAAGAAAGGGTAATATGACTTATGAGGAATGGACACATTATTTAAATACAAAAGAATTACCCCCAAAAATTAAAAAACTACCAGGAGAACCTGTATCAAATTATAGTAAAGTTTATAAAAATATAATTAAAAATAAAATATTTAAAGTAGAAAAGGAAGAAAAAGATAAATATATCCAATTAAAAATTGTTAAAGATTATAAATATTTAGATATTGATAAAATCATTAATCTTATGGTAAGAGGCAGAGGAGAAATTAAAAAACTAAATGATGATGAATATATCATAAATTTTAAAGAAAAGGAAGAAATAAAATTTTGATATATATTTTAACTGTTCATTAACTTACGTCGAGTAATCAAGTGTTACTTGGAGTGTTTGAAAAGACACAAAGATGTAGGTATAAAAAATAAGAATAGTAAAATGAAAGCAAAACAAAGATCTACGGATCAAAAACCAAACGCATGGATCGTTAATCCAAAAGACCGTGGGAGAAAGTCAATCAAATCAGACAACAAAGTTTATTTAAAAGACGGTCAAAATTTCGAAATTGAGTTATTCAATCCTCTTCAAGAATCAGTTCTAGCAGAAATCAAAGTAAATGGGAAACCCGTTTCATCAACTGGATTAGTATTAAGACCAGCTGAGAGATTTTATTTAGACTGCTTTGTTGATGATCACAAAAAATTTGTATTTAAAACCTATATGGTCGAGGATACAAAAGAGGCTTCTATAGCTACATCCTCAAATGGATTAGTAGAGGTATTTTTCTACAAGGAAGAAACTTTAAAACTAAACAACTGGAGAGAAAAATTTACACCAGTAATTGAAAGGCATTATTATCCAATGTGGTATCCTTGGTATCAACCCTATTGGTATTATGGATCACCAACTATAACAATTGGATATACAACTACTAACAGACCCAACACAACCTTATATGGAGGTACATTAACTACATCGGGTAATTTAACGCTAAATGGTGGTAATACCACAAATACGTTAAGTTTAAATAACTGTAGTTACTCATCCAATAGTTTTGATAATTTGCTTAATGGTAATAATCAAGGTAACTATACCTTAGCAGATTATGCTCAAAATTTAAAAACAAAAGAAACAGGTAGAATTGAAAAAGGTGAATCTTCCTCTCAAAAGTTTGAAGAAGTAGATATGCAATTTGAGCACTATCATATTTCAAACATTGTTTATCAATTGTTTCCTGAGTCACAAAAGCCAGTTGAAACAAAGGATATCAAACAAGAAGTAAACAATTTTTGCACTCAGTGTGGAAGAAAATTAAGTGGAAATGAAAACTTTTGTCCTCAATGTGGAACAAAATTAAAAACGGTTGATGTAGTATTAGTCTAAAAGAAAAACCCAACAATATTGTTGGGTTTTTTATTTAAGAAAATTGATTCCATATTTTATCCATTGTGTGATTAGGCATATCAAAAATGTGTAATTTCTGAACCTAATTCAGCAAAATATCCCTCACCAATGTTTCCCATTTTTTTATATTTTTTTCAATCTATTTTTTCTACTTTCCATTTTTGATTACGAATAAGATCTTTGGTAAATTCAAATTCCTTTTCATAAGTTTCACCAGTATCAATTTTGTTTACTAAATTGTAACCATGAATCATTGTGACTAATTGAGCAAATCTTGAAAATCCCTCTGTCCATCCTATAACATCACCTCTATCGAACCCATCAGTAAATGAAATCTCAAACTTAATGGCAGCATATGCTACATCATCCTTGATTTCAAATGTGAGGCTATTGAAAAATAGATTTTCTAATTCTGCACTTTTTGAAAGTTGCCACTTAGCAACTGGATACTCGTCATATTTAGCATCAGATTTTTTCATTTCTGATTTAAAATCTAAATATTCCGGATGATTATAATATTTAAATATTTTGTCTATTTCATCATGGCTTAATCCTTGTGTATTTGCATGAGATCTTATCTCAACACTCCATAATGTAGTATCTTTTGGACCTTCTTTGAATTCGGAAAACTCTTTTATTATTTTCATAAATTTAAATATTTTTTGAATTTATCTAACATATATTCAGTAATTACATCAGAGGCATTAAGTGAGTTTAAATATTTAATATCAATCTTAGCAGTTTGAGACATTTGTTCATACCTAGACCCATCACCTTTAACCATTACCTCATGATAATCATTCTCTGTTAGTGGAAGAATGCAGGGATAATATTTATTTGATGTACTCTTTCCTACAAATAGAGGCTTTTCAAATTCAATGTGAAAATTGTCTCTTAAAACTATTCCACCTTCCTCTTGTAATTCTCTAAGTAAAGCTTCTTCTGGTGATTCACCTGGTTCAATGCCACCACCAACTAATGCTAAATGATAATCTTGTCCATCAGCATATTTATAAGAAGGAATGTATTCTTGCCTTATAATAATTTGATTAAGCTCAATAAGATAAGGAATACAAATAATTCCATCTTTTTCTTTTAGGATATTCCATCCATCATATTTTATAATGGACATGTGTCCATCTTTAAAAATAACCTTATCTTCTTCTGAGGTTAATTTTCCGGGTTTTAACTTGCTAAATTGTTCCATACCATATATATTAAAAACCTTTGCATAAAAAAAAATAATCACCTAAGTGATTATCCTATTGCTAAATCTTTAAATTTATTGTAATTTTTTTAATTTATTCACCCATTCTTTCATTTCTAATTCCGCGCTATCCGGAATATCGACTGCCTCAAAATAAAACTCACTATCAAAAAGATTTCTATTCTCAGTTATAAGTACCCTTGACTGTGGATACCAATGTTCAATTTTTTTCTTAGAATTATTTAATTGTTCTCGAACAGATTTTCTTACGAGAAAACCAGCGGTTATGTTAAATTGAATATACATAGGTTTTAAGTTTAGAATTTATAATTTTTGGTTGCTTTACGTGCTTTAACCATTGATTTAGCGTTGTTATTTTCAGTAGTTCCCAATTCTAATTTGGCATTTTTACGTTTCATAACAAGACCTTCAATCATATCAATCTTAGTAAGAGTGTTGAAAATTTCAACAAAATTTGTATCATAGCTCTTAACACGATAGATGTTATCAGTAAATTGATATAGATAATCTTTATCACATTCAGTTTTACCATACATATTATCCAGCATATCAACTCTTTCTTGAAATGTGGAACCTACTAAATATTCAGAATTAAAAACAAGAATATCAAAAATTACTAACTTGTGATTAAATACTAAACCCCTTTCATCAGATTTAGATTTATTCATATACTCACCATTGATTACTAACCAATTTCCTTTATTAACTGGCTTATAGAGTTCGAGGATTTCTGACTTGTCTATTTGAAATCTTGTTAATCTTTGATTGTGACGGTTCATTGTGTGTATTACATTACCGTCTGTAAAAAGAACACAGTTAGACCCATTCATTTTTGGTTGGCCTAGCATCATATTATTATCCCACCTAACAATATCTTTTGTGGGAATAGCATTTTTTGGACGTGGGGGATAAATATAAGAAAATCCTTTGTAGTTCATATTGACTTATTTATACAAAGATACAACAAATTTCTAAAGGCAACAAATATATAAATGATTGATTATCAATCAAGTATTTTATCTATTTTCCTATTGCGAACCTCATCTTTGCTAGGCTCGTTTCAAAGATTTTCTGATTCATTAAATATTAAATATAATCCATTAATAAATCTTCCTCGGTTATTCGCTCAAGGGTTTTAAATTTAGCTTCATCATCTAGTGGTTTAGCTTCTTTAAAATCAGAACACCAAACCAACTGACCACCATACATCATACCAGCAAAATATTCCAATTTAGAATTCATAACTACAAATTCTTTGGACTTTGCTTCTTTTTGCTTTTTCTTTCTCATTCAAAGTTTAAAATTTCTCTGATAACAAGATCTCGTCTTTTAGAAGGATTACTATATTTACTCATTAAAAACTCTATGCGTTCATTATGATCTTCTTCTGTAATACTAGCAAGTTTTTCAGCTAATGCACTTCCAACTAAAATATTATGCCCATATTCACTGGTATAACTATACCAAGTACTATTCCAATCCATATATTCATTATATACTTTTGATTGTGTATTAAAATCTAATGAATTCCACCATAATTTATCACTTATTTTGTATGAAAATTCTTTAACCGCTTTTTTAAAGCGATTCTTAGTTTGTGTGTCAATTTTTTTAAAATCATTAGCAGACTGTTTATTCTGCCAATTTGAAGTTGTTTTAACTGTATTTCTATCAAAGTATTTCATAACTTAATTTTTTCCTATTAACTAATAAGTATGATCCGAAAAATAGACTACTAAACAAAAGAGTAGAAATAATACTCATTTGATAAAATGGAATTCCCAAAATATAAGTTTCTAATAGACCGATTGAGTTTGTAAGATAAACTGTAAAGTTTGATAATAAAAAGAACCAAGTAGATGATAATAATGAATAAAATATAACACTCTTACTATTTACTTTATTCATAAAAAACCCTACGAATACAACACTAGCAAAAGTTAAATAATTTATCCACTGGCCTTCATAAAATCCACAAATTGGACTAAGACCATTTTGGTATAAAATTTCATATAAAGCATCAGATATGAACATAGACATCATTGGTAGTGCGAAAGACCAAAATCTATTTTTGATAATTACACCACCAAATAGCGCCATTGCAATTTGAGGAGCAAACCCATAAGGCCTCCCAGGTAAAATTCTATATAAAGCTGATGATAAAATAAATATCATCAAATAAAAAATTAAAGATTTGTTTATCTTCATTTTAAGTAAGTTATTTTTATTTAGGCTCAATAATCTCAGGACCGACCTGTAGAATATCGTCATCTATATATATTCCCTCAGAACTATCGTCACCCATTCCTCCAGGTAAAAAACATTCATTATCTTTCATAAACCAACAAGGAAACCACTTAGGACCATCAATATATCCTCCAATTTGAATCCAATACCATCCGTCTTTATTTGGTAATACTATCATTGTAAGGTTGATTTAATTATTTCAGAAATGATTTTATTATCAGCTTTTCCGGACAGTGCTTTTGAAGCCATACCCATTACTTTACCCATTTCTTTAATAGAGGTTGCACCGATATTAGAAATAATTTTCTTAACTTCTACTTCGATTTCTTCTTTACTAAGTTGCTTAGGTAAAAATTCCTCAATAACAGCAATATCTTCCATTTCTACAATAAGAAGATCCTCTCTGTTATTTTCACGATAAATATCAGCACTTTCCTTTCTCTGCTTTACCATTTTTTGTAGAGCAGTAAGTTGCATTTCTTCAGTAACCTCTTTACCAGAAGAATTAAGAAGATCAAGTTGAGACTTAATACTTCTTAATGCACGAAGTCGGCCTGTCTGCTTTTGAAGCATGGCCGATTTAATTTCACTTAATACTTTTTCTTTCATTATTAAAATTATTATAGTCAAATAGTTAATTAAGGTTTACAATAAGTATCACCTATTTTATAACTATCAAATTTTGTCTTTGGAACATTTACATATACACAAGTAGGATTACAATATCTATAAGCTGGAAAGACATCATTCAATTTAATCATCTCTACACCTGTTGGAAAACTAACCCATATATAATATGTTTCATATTGTGCAGGGTCAAAGCCGATTGGAAGCGATT